ACGCTGATGCGTCAGTCTCTCACTGCTGCTCAGGAATTTGCCTTTCTTCGCGGTGACGGTGTCGCCAAGCCGACAGGCATCCTGAACAGTAACGCGACCGTCAAGATCAGCCGAGAAACTGCAACTCAGGTATCCTATGTGGACCTGTCGAGCATGGTCGCTAAAATGCTGATGCAGGGCGGCCAGCCTTACTGGCTGATCAGCCAGTCGGCTTACAGCCAGTTGGCTCAGCTTCAAGACCCCAATGGCGGCTATGTGTGGAAGGCAAACGCAGTTGAAGGGTCGCCCGGTTCGCTGTTTGGTTATCCGATCTTCTGGCACGAGCGCAGCCCGCTGCTGGGCGTTTATGGTGACGTTACTCTGTGTAACTCTGACCCGTACTACCTGATCAAAGATGGCTCTGGTCCTTTTGTGTCTGCTGGCTTTATTCAGGACGACTTTGTGAAAAACCAGACACGCATCAAAGTGTTCAGCAATGTTGACGCGAAGACCTGGCTGACTGAGCCGTTCACCCAAGAAGGCGGTTATCAGGTGTCTCCATTTGTGGCGCTGGACATTCCAGAAGCGTAATTGACAGCGCCCTTCGGGGCGCTTGATTAAGAGGATTCAGAAATGGCTATTACTTCTCAAACCATGATCGAACGGGCGGATTATCAGATTGCTGTGGCCGCTCAAGATGTTGGCACGGCGGATGTTACCGGCTCCTACTACAGCATGAAGGACTTCAATCGAGTTCTGGCAAACGCTGTGTGCGATGCTGTGACGGCTGATGACACGTTGACAGTGAAGCTGGTTCAGGCGACTGACGACAGCGGTAGTGACAGCAAAGACCTGACTGCGGCAACTACTGTGACAGCTACCGGAGCCGAAGCGCTTCTGGCCCAGGTTGAGGCCAAAGCCTCAGACCTTGACTCAGGGTTTACGCACGTTGCCGCCGTGGTTGGGGCATCGGCTAACGGAACTGTAGCGGCTGCAACCCTGGTTCGCGGTGACGGCACATACCGCCCGTAAGGAGGTAGAATGTCAACTGCTCACGTAACCAAGGCGTTCATTGACAAAAACACCGGCCAGAAGTATTTGGTCGGTGCAAGGTACGAAGGCGACAACAATCGAATTAGCGAACTGGTAGAAGCGGGCCATGCTAAAAAGGTTGACGAGCCAAAAGTCAATGAGCCCCAATCGGAGCCAAAGCGTCGGACGCGGAAAAAGAAACAGAGTCAGGAGTAAGTCATGACGTATTCGCGCACTTATTGGCGCATTGCCCCTGAGTGCGCCGTACCGACTGACGGGCAACTGATTCAGGTTACTCAGGGCGAGCCACCTTTGTCGGTAGTTGACGCCCTTTTTCATTTGCGGATTGACGCGGGCATTGAAGATGACCTTGTTGAGTCTCTTATCCGCAGTATTCAAAACGAGCTTGAGCCGCCCAACGGCTGGCTTGGTCGCGCACTAACAACTTCTGAATATAAGCAAACGCTTCCTTATTTCGCCAGACGAATTAAGCTGGCAGGCGCTCCGATTCAATCTATTGACGCGGTCACGTATCGGGACTCATCCGGCACGGTGCAGACTGTTGATCCTTCTTTTTACAGGCTAACAGATGGCGCGGCACCGATGCTGGTGCTTGAGCCTAACAAAGAGTGGCCGACTGACCTGGAGTGTACCCCGGACGCTGTGTCCATTGAGTACACCGCAGGCTTCGGGGCTAACGACACCAGCGTTCCAGAAATCATAAAGCAGTACATCCGCATCATGGTTGGGTATCGCTACGATGTCCGAAAGCCAACCGTAATCGGCACGACCGTTGCGCCCAACCCTTACGTCAGAGACATGCTTGAATCTTGGCGGGTGAGGCTGTAATGCCGATTGTCGGGCGATATGAAATCGGTGAGCTTGACCAGCGGGTTGAGCTTCAAAAGTTCACCCGGTCGCCAGACGGACAAGGCGGCTTTACAGAAACGTGGACCACTGAGGCTACCGTCTGGGCGCATGTTCGACCTCAGACTGGCCGGGAAAGAGAGTTCGCAGACCGGCAAACGGCAGAGGCTGGGTATCTGGTAGTGATTCGTTACCGTGATGACGTTGATGAAACCTGGCGATTTAAGTGGCTGAATACCGGACGGCTTATGAACATCCGGTATGTGCAGCAACGAGGCGGGCGAGAACTGTATTTGCCGATTGAGGCAGAGCGCGGGGTGGCAACTTGATGGCTCAGCGTACCCGAGAAATTGAGATTACCGGCATCAAAGAGTTTCGCAAGATGTGCAATGACTTTTCGCCACGCGAAGCCCGAAACCTTGCCCGCTCTACAGCGCATGGGGTAGCCGGTCGCGTTCGGGACGAGATGAGGCAGAAGGCCCCGAGGGATGAGGGCACTCTGAGAAAGGCGATTAAGACAAAGCGCCGCAGAATGCAGGGCGATACGGCGATATCTGATGTCAGGATTGAGCACGGCGGGCGCGCAAAGTGGGACGCCTTCCACTGGCACTATGTGGAGTTCGGAACGCTGTACCACGCTGAGCAGCCCTACATACGACCGACGGTCAACGAGATTGAGCCCCGCATACCCATGATCTTTCAGGAAGAGTTCGGCAAGAAATTGCAGAAAGCGCTTGATAGAAAGGCCAAAGCGCAAGGGGTGCGATGATGGCCAAGGGCTTGAGTGATGCAGTACAAATAGGGGTTTATGAAAAACTGGAAAAAACCCCAGAGTACAGCCTATCCGCTGATTTTTTAAATCAAGATTATTTTCTTCAAAGCGCAAAATCTGCCAATGCGTCTAACTCTCTTAAAGCCATTCTTTCAGAAAATATAGGCAATCCAGGGTTTAGCGCCATTTACGACAACGTAACCCAGCCGCCCGATACCGGAGACGACAGCTATTTCCCTTATATCGTCATTGGTGATGACTCGGTCATGGACTGGAGCACAGACACAGCTTCAGGCGGTGATATCGATGTAATGATACACGTCTGGAGCCGGTCAGACGGAAAGCGAGAAACCAAGCAGATTCAAGCCGCGATATACGCATTACTCCACCGCCAAGCGCTAACCGTTCCCGACCATGAGTTTATTGGCTGCGACTTTGACAACGAAACCAGCGTAATTGATACGGACATGAAAACGTTCCACGGCACCTGTGAGTATCGAGTTTATATTGACGAGGTAGGCTATGGAGACTGACGGCCAATGGATAGACTGCGCTGCCTTAGAGTATATAGTTATGGACGCTATGGGTGTTATAGTTGATGGCGTGGAAGCCGCACGAGAAACAAATATTGGCGTTGAGGTGATCTGTATCGCCATGACGCCAGAAGGTGAAGAACTGGTTTGCTCTCATGACGAGGGCGTAACCTTTGAGCCAGTAAGGGCGCGCATGGATATTCCAGGCGGCATGATCAGCACGAGTGAAGAGGTATAGAAAATGGCTAAACATTTAGGTCGTAACGTAATCCTGAACCGTGACGGCACCCCCGTTGCGAACATGCGCACAAAATCGGTCAGCATTAACCGTGAACTGGTTGATGTGACTGACGACGATTCCAGCGGGTGGGCAGAGCATTTGCCAGAAGCCGGGCAGATGGATGTCACTATTTCTGTTGAAGGCGTCATTTCTGACAAGACCTTCATGAGCGCCATCCTTGATCCAACTTACGGTGATGAGGCTTATACCCTTGTTTACCCGGACACTGGAGAGTTGGCTGGTACGTTTGGTGTAACTTCGTTCTCCACCGAGAACGCTTATAACGAGGCCAGCACTTACAGTTTTGAGCTTCGCGGCAACGGCGCGGTTACATACACCCCACCGGCATAAGGTGACGCATGGCCATTTTTGAGGATATTGAACTGGAATGGGAAGGCGAAAAATACACGATCAAGGGCGATGATGCCGTTATGCGCGTATTGGCCGCTGTTGAAGAACATGTGACATTCATGGAGCTTCAGCAAGGGTCTGCCAATGGAAAAGTTCCGCTTGCCAAGTTGGCGACGGCCTACGCCGTTGTGCTTCGATTTGCCGGGTGCCGCATCAGTCCCGCCGAGGTTTATAACGGCATGTGGAAAGACGGCAACATGATGGCGAAGATTCAGGAAGCTATCACAGGATTGCTTTCCATGATGATTCCGTCTTCTGTTATGTCTCAGGCTGATCCAGAAGGAAAGCCCAAACAGTCAAAAAAGGCGAGCGGGGGCAAGTCGTAAAGGCTGCCTATCAAGCCGCCGTTGTCGGCTGGGGCTTGTCCCCGTCTGAGTTCTGGGCCATGCACCCAACCGAGTTTTTTTGGCAGGCTGAAGCCTATGAGGAAAGGGCCAAGCGAAAAGATCAGAATCCTGGAGCTGTCTCGGAAGACGAAGCAGAGGATATGCTGGATGAACTGAGGCGGATTCGAAGGGAAAAAGGACTACCACCGGAGTAATGTAAATGGCGATTGGCTCACTTGCCGTAAGGGTTAGCACCAACACAACCCAGTTCAACAAGGGCATGTCTGGTGCCAGCAAGCGGGCTCGGCAGTTTGGCCGCGACACCAGTCATGTAGCCAAGAAAGCCGCGCTGATGGGCGCGGCAATCACAGCCGCTGCCGGTACGGTTGCAGTCCTCACGGCTAGGTCCATCCAGTCCACTAAGGAAATGGCCAACCTTGCGTCAATGGCCAACGCCTCCGCCAATACCTTTCAAAAGATGGCGTTTGGTGCCCGCACGATGGGCATTGAACAGGAAAAGCTTGCCGATATTCTTAAAGACGTTAATG